CATCCGGGCATCCCGCCCAAGTCCGCCACGTTCATACCCGCCAAGCTGACCGATAATGCGGCCCTGATGGCTGCTGACCCCGGCTATATGGCCAACCTGCTCGCCTTGCCGAAGGTCGAGCGCGAGCGGCTTCTCGGCGGCAACTGGAAGATCCGGGCGGCGGCGGGGCTGCTGTTCAAGCGGTCGTGGGTGACCGTCGTGGATGCAGCACCATCCGATCTACGCATCGTCCGCGGCTGGGACTTGGCGGGAACGCCTAAGACCGAAGGCAACGACCCCGACTGGACAGCAGGGACCAAGATCGGCAAGTGCCGATCAACCGGGCGCTATGTGGTCCTGCACCATGTCCGGGATCGCGATACGCCCCACAAGGTCGAGGCGCTGATCGCTAATACGGCGTCGCAGGACGGCGCAGAGGTTCAGATCAGCCTGCCGCAGGATCCGGGCCAGGCGGGCAAGGCCCAGGTCGCAACGCTGATCAAGATGCTTTCCGCCTACACGGCGCGAGCGACGCCAGAGACCGGCGACAAGGAAACTCGGTTCGGCCCCTTCTCCGCCCAATGCGAGGCCGGGAACGTCGATGTGCTGCGCGGCCCATGGAATGAGGAATGGTTCATGCAACTCGAATCCTTCCCTGATGCCGCGCACGATGACGATGCGGACAGCACCGCGCGGGCCTTCAACACGCTGTCGCTGGAAGAGCCTTCGACCGTCGCCATGTTCCTGAAGAGCCGGCACCGCGGATGAGCGCGCGTCACCTTCTGGCCAACGCCGCGTCGCGGTCAATCCAGGCCATGTTCCCTGGCTTCTTCTTCGGCGCCCCGAAGCACAACCACGCGGCCGACTTCGGCTATCCCGATCAGGTCACATTCGAAGCGGCGTTCGACGCCTACTGCCGCAACCCGCTCGCCCGCGCCGCCGTGGACAAGACTGTCGGCAAGACGTGGGAGGACCACCCGTTTCTTCAGGAGTTCCAGCGGGACGGCACAGAAGACGGCGACCAGGGCGAGACGGGGCTTGAGGCTGACATCCGTCAGCGCTTCGCCGATCTGCGCATCTGGCAACACCTCGCAGAGTGCGACCGCCGTAGCCTAGTCGGCTGCTACTCAGGTCTGATCCTCCGCTTCGCCGACAGCAAGGCGTTCAAGGAGCCTGTCGATACGGTTTCGGGCGGCCTCATGGGGCTGGTCGAAGTCATCCCCGCCTGGGAAGGCCAGCTGACCGTCAGCACCTGGAACACGGATGAGAAGTCCGAGGGCTATGGCCAGCCCACCATGTTCAGCTTCGCGGAGTCGGCCGTTGGCCAGCAAAAGCAGCCGCGCACCTTCGAAATCCATCCCGACCGGGTGATCGTCTGGTCGCGTGACGGCACCCTGAACGGACGTTCCGCCTTAGAGCCCGGCTATAACGCCCTGCTCGACATGGAGAAGATCCGCGGCGGCGGCGGCGAAGGCTTCTGGAAGAACGCCAAGTCGGGCCTGAGCCTGGAGATCGACAAGGACGCCAAGATCGAGAACATGGCCCAGGCCATGGGCGTGCCGGTCACAGAGGTGGTCGACAAAATCGATCAGCAGGTCGAGGGCTTCAACAAAGGTTTCGACAAGTCGCTGCTGCTGTCCGGCATCAAGGCGACGCCGATGCAGGTCAACCTGCCCTCGCCCGAGCACTTCTTTGCCGTAGCGGCGCAATCGTTCGCCGCGTCGTGGTCGATCCCCATGAAGGTGCTGATCGGCTCCCAGACCGGAGAGCGCGCCTCGACCGAGGACAGCGAAGAGTGGGCCAAGGTCAACATGGGCCGGCGGACCAATCAGGCCGTCCCCGCCATCATGACCTTCGTGAACCGCCTGGAGCGGGTGAAGGTGCTGCCGCAGAAGGATTGGTATTTGGATTGGAAGAGCCTGCTCGACCCGTCTCCAAATGAGCAGCTTGAGCGCGTCGAGCGGATGGCTGCCGTGAATGACAAGATGCGCGCCTCCAACGAGCTGGTCTTCACTGGTGACGAGATGCGGTCGGAAGTCGGCCGAGAACCCCTGACGGACGCGGACAAGTTCCGCGACGATCCTACTGCCGATGAGGAGCGTGATGCCTTGGGTGATCCGGCGGACGCAGATGCGCTTGGAGAACAAGACAGAAACGTCTAGTCTGTAGCGGCTCGACGAGGTGTTGGAAGCGCCTCGCCGAGCCTGACCACAACGAACGGATGAGGTTCGACATGGCTACCCCTGCGGTATGCAATATTGAGGGCTGCGGCAAGCCGCACTTGGCGCGCGGGTGGTGTGAATCCCACTATCGGCGCTGGCGTCGCCACGGTGACCCCGAGGCGGGCGGAACAGCAAACGGCGCCCTGAGAGACTGGATTAACGATGTCGCCATCCCCTATCTTGGGGACGACTGTCTGATTTGGCCCTTCGCTCGCGACAAGGACGGTTACGCCCAAGGCGGGCACCCTGACCATCTGTCGCAGCGAGCCTACCGGGTCATTTGCGAGTTCACCCAGGGCCCACCCCCGACCCCGAGACATGAAGCCGCTCATAGCTGCGGTCGAGGGAAAGAGGGATGTGTCGCGCCGCGCCACCTGTCGTGGAAAACGCACATCGACAACGAAGCTGACAAAAGGGCGCACGGAACGCTTCTCGTTGGGTCGAGGCATTCAAATGCCCGATTGACCGAAGCCGATGTTCGTGAGGTCCGGCGCCTTTTCGGGACGATGACGCACTCGGCCATTGCCGAGCGTTTCGGCGTGTCACGTCCGACAATCAGTATGATCGCGAGCGGCGCGACGTGGGACTGGCTAAAATGATCAAGGTCGATTTCGAGCATCATGGCAGCAGACTGACGCTGCACACGGCTGGCGACCGCGCCCGACTGCATGTCCGAAGCGCCTTCGCGAGCGCTCCTGAGAGCGGACATCAGCATCTGACGCCAAAGCAAGCCCATGAGTTGGGTTCCGCTCTTCTTGCATGGTCAGACCACCAACAGCAGCTTTCTCGCGCCAAGGCCGGTCGCCGCAACGCTCGCAAGGCCGTTAAAGCAGACCCAGGCAAAGCCGGTCTTGCGATGGCGGCCCTGATGCATCCGAACGCGCGAGTAGTTCAGCCCACACGCTGACCGAAGACGAGCCGGCTCCGGCCGCCTGACCCACCCACAATCGAAGGAGGCCCGCGTGCATCAGCCCGCAGCGCCGACGCGCGCCTTCCTGGTCAACAAAGGCCTGACGGCCGGTGATCAGGTCCGCGTCAACATCCGCACCCTGGCCAACTCGGCGGCGATCAAGCGCGAGAAGCGCAACGGTCGCGACGTCATCATCGTGCCCTCCGCGACCCTGCCGGACGACGTCGTGATGAACGACATCCTCTATCCGGCCGCCGAGATCGCCAAGTCGTTCAAGACCCTGGAGCGCACACCTGCACCGCTGGGTCATCCGTCGGTCAACGGCAAGTTCCTCTCGGCCCGCGACCCCGAAGGCCTGAACCAAGGCTGGATTGGCGCCTGGAATGAGAACGTGCGCCAAGAGGGCGGCCGCGTCTTGCTGGACAAGGTGATCGACGTCGAGCGCGCCAACCAGTCCGACGGCGGCAAGCGTGTGCTGGCGGCTATCGACGCCGGCAATCCGGTCCACACTTCGACGGGCCTCCTGGCCATCATGGACGCCGCCAATGGCGACGTTCCCTACAAGTTCACCGCTCGCGACATCGAGTTCGACCACGACGCCATCCTTCTGGACGAAGACGGCGCCGCCACTCCCGATCAGGGCGTCGGCATGATGGTCAACTCGGCGGGCAAAGAGATCCAGGTCGTCAACTCGGTCTTCAGCGATGAGGCCGAGCGCGAACTTGGATGGGCGGTCGAAAGCGCCGTCCGCGCTCTGGAGAAGAAGCAGCGCGCTTCTCTCATGGATCGCATCATGACCGCACTTACCGAGGCCTTCGGCTCCGGGCGGGAAACCTCCACCACCAACATGAAGGACGACGAGATGGACAAGGTCCAATTCGACGGGCTTTCCGCGAAGGTTGACGCCCTCACGGAGGCCCTGAAGCCCGAGACGCTGGCGACGGCTATCGGAAACGCGGTCGCGACGGCGATGAAGCCGATCAACGACCAGCTGGAGGCCCAGGCCAACAGCGCCAAGGCGACGGAAGAAGCGGAGCTGAAAACGCTCCGTGAGAAGATCGTCGCCGGCAACATCATGGACGAGGCCGCCGCCGGCGAACTCACCCTGAATGCCGCCCGCGCCCTGGCCCCCAAGGCCGAGCCCGGCA